ATCTGATAGAATACTATCATTCTAGAGGAGGTGAAGGAAATGTCAGACGCGCTGAGAAAAGCAGTTGATAAAGCCATCGTGTGGCATAGGCAAAATGAAATCAGGCGTATCCAAGAAGATGGGGCTACGGCAGAACATGACGAGCATTCTGATAACTTCGATATCTATCCTGACCCATATTGCCGTGAGTGCCGAATAGATTTCCCCGAACAGTTGAGCCTAGCAGACATAGAGGTACCTGAAATAGAGTTCGATGATTATGGTAACGAGTGTGTGAAAAGTGCGGATCAATTAGCAAAAGGAGTTAGCTATGGCACAAAGAACAGCAGGGGTTAGGCATGGCCATCTGTCAATAGGGCTACGCCGTCATATAGAGCTTATGAAACAGACAGGGAAGAACGAGGGGATTGAACTCAACGGCGAATTGCTCACAGTGGAAGCGGCAATAACAGAACTGGGTGAGTTGCTAGATAGAGGGTACGCTTTCATTCCACCTTGCCCAGAAGCGTGGGATACATCAGACGGAAGTTGCCCATCACATGAAGGGGATATCCCTACCCGAAGTTAAATCAATCAGTCCTGGGCAGGACTATAAACTGCCCACTTTCATTATTTGTTTCGCGGGAACAACTCAACGACGCTATCTTTGCCAACCTCTACTGTCCACGTATCCGTGGTCGGTTGCCCACCCAAGAGACTCAGGACGGCACCAAACTTCCGGCGTGTATATTCCTTGGCCCTAGCAAGGGCTGTCTCAGGGCTATCAGCTATGATCTGGCGGGTGAACCTGCCGGATACCCTTACATCTACCTTATAGATCGGCATCACCCCAGAGATCTGTCAAATCCGTAGTGCTTCCTCTTCCACATACGCTGGGCATAGGTAACGAGCTGTGGCTTATGGTAAGCGGTGTTGATATCCGGTATGTCATAGGAATTAAAGAACTCTTTACTAGTCCCGCAATGCTTGCAGATCCCGGAACTCTTCTTCCCGTTTGCAGCCTCTATCATCCAGTGATGGGCACAGATCTCTTTAACCATTGTTGTTCTTGGTAGGCGCACGGAGGACTCCCAGCTTGGACCCAAATTTTGCCCATTCGCCCACAGTACAGCGGGAGCCGCCGTCCGAATCTGGCGAGAGCATCTTTAAGCCATACTCAGCAACAGCCTGACGCTCTTCTGAGGTATCCAAGCTAGCAACCATCCTCAGAGCCAACTCCACTAGTGCCCTCTTTTCATACGGTAAAAACCTAAGTAACCAGTTCATAATATCCTCCTCCTATTTCCTTACTGTATCGCTGGCGCACCCATCGCCTCTTCTGTGTTGGCTTCGTTTAGGAAGCTCTTAAAAACTACGGTATCTTCCAGCACTAGTTCTTTAGTACTTAGCGAGGAATCGCCCCCGATTTCGTTGAACGTAATTTCAATCGTACCCGCCTTAACACGGTCAACGAGGCACGATCCACCACGACTGTATATATTACTTAGCCTTAATACGTCAATTTTTCCATTAACTCCACTAGAAGCAGACAAAACGGTTAGCATGTCATAGGTAGAACTGGTCGTTTTCATGTCATCGGCTCGATTTCCACCATTAATGCCCCTAGCTCTGGGAGTACCCGGAACTGCTGCAACACTCATGCCGTCTGAAATATTGTTAGAAAATATCAGCTTATGGGCTTCGCTGTTTGAGATGGTGAGCGACTCGCACCTCCACCTATCTATTATCAGATGCCCTACCTCCAAGAAAGTTTCCGTGAACGCTGGATCAACCACCGCAGGTTTGCCTCCGATTTGGATTACTGCTGTCTGATTCTGCGGAAGAGAGCTACCAGCAAATGCCGTCCCTAAACTGATATCAGTAATTTCTACTAAACCCACAGGGGTAGTACCTAAGTCCAAGCGAAGCGTATTAAACTTCTCCTCGAAGAAGATAGGGGCATCTATGGGTGCATTGTAAACACCGGGATCACCACGGCTAAAAGACGGTGGCTGCATAACTTCTGCTGCTACTACTCCTGTAGTGGCAACCGAACCTGCGAACAGCAACGAACCTGCCATCTGAGGATTCAGCCCACAGGCACGAAGGAAACTGTAAGGCGATTTCAGTACGTTAAAGGTAGTGCGCCACTTAGCTGATTCCGATTGCAGGTACTCTATTTTGGCAAGTAACCAATCTCTCCCTGCCTTGACCTTGCGATAGGTCTTGCCGGGTGAACGCTTAAAGTCTTTCCAGAAAAAACCCAATGAATCTAGAAACCCAATCCGCATTTCCTCGTTATCCACGTCCCTTCCTCCGTTATTCGTTCTCTAATACCTTCATTCCCAATGCAATTATTCCCCCGATTGTTCCTGTCGCAATTTCTGGAAGCCCATTCATTGCGCCAATGCCTGCCAAAATACCTAGCACTAAAATACTAAGAAAGATTTGGGGTCTGAGTTTTCCGATCATTTCGCTTCCTTATTCTCATCTATCTTAAACACACCAAGGGCTGAACCCAGTTTCGCCCACTCTCCAATAGACACTTTGCCATCTTTAAATACCTCTTTGGTTAATTCGGCAACCTTCTTCCTCTCTTCCGCTGTGTCCAGATTAGCCGTTATCCTCAAAGCAAGTTCTAGCAAGGCTCGTTTATCTGCTGGTAGCAACTTCAATAAGAAATTCATGATTCCCCCTTATCTTTCGATTCCTGCTTGTATTTCTATTCTCCTAATCGCCCTAGACATAGTTAATGCCCTTCTGTCTGGCTGTATTCTCATAACATCGGCATTACCGTCATACTGAGTGTCCATTATAAAGAAAGTTCTTACGTCATCTAACTCAGGGGTGCTTGCCGTCAATGGGACAAGGTCTTGAATCCTAACTACATCTCCAGCCCTCATTCTCCATTTTGGCAGTTCCACTAACTGCCCACCGCTTACGCCAGCAACCTTGTAGACAGACCCGGATATCTTAAACGATTGCCTCTGCCTTGGGAATCCTCGTTCTGTTGATTCTGTTGTAGCCATATCGCCCTGAGTGTTAGCGTTGGCTCCAGTTGGCAGGGTTAGACTAACCTCACGCCTTGGATATAACGCTAGGCTTGTTGCATTGGTTACTGTTGTTCCCTCTGTCGTACCAACAAACGGCAGCACCGCATTTCTTAATTCAGTTGCCGATTGTTCCAGCTTTAAGTTCTGCAAGTCCTCAAGCCAGACGTACCAATCAACTTGAGTAACCGCCCTCTTTGTCAGGTAGGGCTTTCGATCGTCCCAGATGGCAAAGTTCCAAACAGAATTATCGGAGTCTGACATTCTTAGCAACTCATTGATCCGTGTCTGAGGATATGACTTTGTTGTTAAATCAAGACCAACTAAGTCTCTTGTCGTGTCGGCTATGTTCGTCTGGTCACTATTAATGTCAGGACACTCTTCTGTTAGCATTTCTTTAATGATGTCGTGTGCCTGATGTCCAGAACTAGCCGTCCAATCGGTGTTCCCTGTAGCCGTGTAATACTGATCTTTGCAAGCTGCCCAATACCCCTCTGCGTGTACTCTTACTGCCTGTTCGTTATTACTTACCTGCAGCGTGATTGAGATGATTCTACCTTCCCAAACTAGCGTCTGACCTTCATGCACTGTCACCCTATTAAAGTGATAGCCCTTTTTACCTTCATGGGAAAGCCAGCCCCAAGCATCTTGGACACGCATCCCTATCAGGAACTGACACTGCCCGAACCCTCCATTCAATTGAGTTGTAAATGCAAGTTGACTAACCCTGTCGGTTAGTTCTTGCAACAGGGTCGGGGACGAAAGGTTGTTGTCGTATATTCTTACTTCTAACCGACTGCCGACTGCCATTATGCCTCCATAACATGCAGGAATCTTGGACGATACTTTAGGCTGAGAGTAAACGTGTCAGATATGTCGTGGAATTGTGCTGTTGAGTCTTTAGCCAGCATATAGATGCGAGTGCCGTCTGGGTGTATCTCAGGGCTTCTCCCTAGTTGGTTGCTTGGGAATGACTGCACAACATCAGACCCATCAATAATATAAAGCCCCTTCACCCGACTCATGCTGTCAATTAAATAGGTATCAGTAC